TAGTTTTTTGATAGGCCCGACGCCCGATTCTTCGTACGCGGTGGAGCTTCATTACTTTTACCGGCCCGCTAGTTTGACTTCAGGGTCAGGAAGTAGCACTACTTGGTTAAGTACAAATGCGGAAGTAGCTCTTTTATACGGATGCTTGATTGAAGCTTATACTTACATGAAAGGAGAAGCTGATGTCATGCAAGAGTATGAGAAACGTTTTGCAGAAGCCGTAATTTCGTTAAAGAACTTCGGCGAAGCAAAAGAAGTTACCGATGCTTATAGAACTGGGCTTATCATTAGGGATAAAGCTTAATTTAAGAGGAAAAAGAAATGGCTATCACACAAGCTATGGTTACATCGTTCAAAGTTGGCGTGCTTGATGGCACTTTCGACTTTAGCAGCGGCACGGCACAAGTATTTAAAATCGCTCTGTACACTTCATCGGCTACTTTGGATGCGACTACTACTGCGTATTCAGTAACTAACGAAGTTTCAGGCACAGGCTACAGTGCGGGTGGAGAAACACTAGTTATCTCAGCAAACCCTGCTTCAAGCGGCACTACAGCGTTTTTGGACTTCTCAGACGTAACTTGGTCTTCAGCGACTATTACGGCCCGTGGCGCATTGATTTACTTGGCTGACGGTGGCACTAACCCTGCTGTTGCAGTTCTGGATTTCGGCTCTGATAAAACTTCAACCGCAGGTGACTTCACTATTGTCTTCCCTGCCGCTGATGCAAGCAACGCTATTATCCGTATTGCCTAGTAGGAGGCTAAATGGCCTCTTCGACGGATTACATAGGCTGGGGTTCCGGCCCTTGGGGCCGAGACAACTGGGGTTCTAGTACCACTACGATTTTTGTCGATGGTGTTGCTGGAACGTCTGCGCTCGGCAACGAAACTGTAGAGGCTTCGGCTTCTGCGTCCGTAACGGGTGTTCAGGCTTCTGGAGCAGTTGGGTCTGTAACGGTTGTTGCTGAAGCTAATATAGCTCTTACAGGTGTCCAAGGAACCACAGCATTAGGTAATATCGCTGTTGAAGCTGACGGCGCGGCCCAAGTTCTTGGTAATGCGGCCACTGGTGCTGTTGGGTCTGTAACGGTTGTTGCTGAAGCTAATATAGCTCTTACTGGCGTCCAAGGCATAGGAGCTGTTGGCAGTGTAGAAGTAGAAGCAGCGGCCAATACTTCGGTCACCGGAGTCTCTGCTACAGGTAATCTGGGCGCGGTAGTTGTTGATCTACGTACCAGAGCAGAAGTAACAGGCGTAGAAGGCACTGGAGAAGTAGGTACCGCAGGCGTTGTTGCCGCTGCAATAATTAGTGTAACGGGTGTTGAAGGCACTACGGTCCTTGGCGAAGAAACCGTCATTGAAGGCACTGGGGTATCAGTAAACGCAATAGGCGTCGAAGGCACTACAGCACTTGGTAACGTCGCGGTTGAAGCGGATGGAGCTGTTGAGGCCCTTGGTAACGCTGCTACTGGTGAAGTAGGTACGGTTATAACTGCCGCTTCTGCGGTTGTTGACGTTACTGGAGTGGAAGCTACCACAGCCCTTGGCGAAGAGACTGTAACTGCCGGAGCAACGGTATACGTCATTGGCGTACAGGGTACCACTCAGCTAGGTACGGTAACCCAGATAACCAACAACATTATAGATGTTACGGGCGTTCAAGGCACTACAGCACTAGGAACCGCTACTGCTCAAGCAAATGCCGACGTAAGTGTAACCGGCGTTCAGGGCACTACAGCATTAGGCGAAACCGAAGAAACGGGCGGAGCTACAGTGTACGCCATTGGCGTACAGGCCACTGGCCAAGTCGGAAATGTATTAGTCTGGAGTCGTATAGTCCCAGACCCCGGCACTGGATGGACTGAAGTACCTGTGGATCAAACACCTAATTGGAAACGGATTGCAGCATGAAGACAGTAAATGAAGCGGTAACATTAAACGACGCAATAGACCCTAAGCATGAAGTTGAAATTGTGTGTGGTAATTGCGGTTACGATTTGGACGAAACGGAACTAACAGCGGATACTTGTTCAGATTGCGGGGAAGCCCTAAACTTACGGCAGCACACAAAAATTTATGCGACAAGCATACCTGCTGCCGGTGGCAGCACTTTAAAATAGTCACTGGAGGCCCTAATGGCTACTTATGTAAATAACTTACGGCTTAAAGAAATCGCTACGGGCGATGAAAGTGGCACTTGGGGCACCAGTACCAACACTAACCTTGAGCTGATTACCGACGGTTTTAGCTACGGCACGAAAGAAATGGCGGCAGACGCCAACGAAACCTTCACTATGCCGGATGCTACTGCGGATGACACCCGCTCGTTCTACTTAAAGATTACCTCGGCGGTGTCTCTAACAGCGACTCGTACGGTAACTCTTGGTCCAAATACCGTTTCTAAAGTTTGGATGATCGAGAACGCTACTTCTGGCAGTCAGTCTATTAGTATTTCGCAAGGGTCTGGTGCTAACGTCACTATACCCAACGGCTCTAAAGTCATGATTGTTACAGACGGTGCGGGAGCAGGCGCTGCGGTATTTAATGCTAACCCCACTGAAGTCGGCGGTACGGTAACAAGCGTAGGTGGCACGGGCACGGTTAATGGCATTACTCTGACTGGCACAGTCACTAGCTCTGGGAACCTTACTCTTGGCGGCACGCTGTCTAATGTTAACCTGACTTCTCAGGTTACGGGCACCCTCCCTGTCGCTAATGGCGGTACAGGGGCAACGTCCCTAACTGCTAACTACGTAATCTTGGGTAACGGTACAAGCGCAGTTCAAACAGTTGCTCCGGGCACTTCAGGTAACATCCTGACTTCAAACGGCACAACTTGGCAGTCAACGGCTCCTGCGGCCAGTGGCATATCAGCAGGACTTTCAATCGCCCTTGCGATGGTCATGGGATTTTAGGAGAAGGTAAATGGCTAACCCCAATATAGTTGCAGTAACAAGCATTTTAGGAAACACCACGTTCCTGACACCCTCTGACACTAGTGCTAACGTGCTTCTGTCTAACGCGGCGGCCTCTGGCAATGTGCTTAAAATCAACCAGATCGTAGCGGCTAACGTCAACGGTTCAAGCGCTGTAGACTGCACTGTGACAATTAACTCAGCAGCGGCAGGCGGCGGTACGGCCTATCCTATTGTCTCTACAGTCTCGGTCCCTGCGGATGCGTCGCTTATCGTGGTTGATAAAACTACGGCGATTTATTTGATGGAAGACCAGTCCATTGTAGTGACAAGTGGTTCAGCAGACGACATCGCTTATACGATTAGTTACGAAGCTATCTCTAGCTCTTAAGGAGTAGCCCATGAGCCGTAAAGGTGGAGTTCTGTCTGGCGGTTTCCAACCGCTAAAAGCGCCCAACGCACCTACTATAGATTCTGTTAGCGCGGGAGTCTTGTCTGCGAGTGTTACTGTGTCTGCTCCGGCTAACACGGGCGACGGTACGGTTTCGGGCTACGTAGTCACTGCCAAACAATCTGACGGCTCGTTAGCCACGGGCACTGCTTCGTCTGCGGGTGCTGTTTCGGTAACCCTAACTGCGGGCGGTACTACAGAGTTCGCGGCTCAAGCCTTTAGTGAATATGGGCCGGGCCAGTTTAGCGGGTTTGGTAATAGCACTTCGGTGCCTTCTGGGCAGGAGTTGTATGCTTGGGGTAGTGGGAGTTCAGGTCGAACAGGTCTTAATACTACTGTCAATACTTCTTCTCCAACACAAGTCGGTTCTTTAACTACATGGGCGCAAGTCTCAGCGAGATCCTCCTCTTCCATCGCAATTAAAGCGGATGGTACTCTTTGGGCTTGGGGTGCAGGGACCGTAGGACAACTAGGCAATGATTCCGGCATAAACGTATCTTCTCCAATTCAAGTAGGCTCTCTAACTAATTGGTCGCAAGTGTCTATGTGGGGCCATTGCGTCGCAATAAAGACCGACGGCACTCTGTGGAGCTGGGGAAGTTCCCAGTTTGGCCAATTAGGCCACAACAATGCTATAAGCCGCTCCTCCCCCGTTCAAGTAGGCGCACTTACCACATGGTCGCAAGCTTCTGCGGGTAGTGGTCACACCGCAGCAGTTAAAACCGACGGCACTCTTTGGACGTGGGGCAACGCTGCTTCAGGGCGTCTTGGGGATAACAATCTTGTTGCTAGATCGAGTCCTATTCAAATCGGTGCTCTGACTAATTGGATTCAAGTCAGTTGTGGCAGCATACATACCACCGCAGTTAAAACCGACGGCACGATGTGGAGTTGGGGTGCAAACGGTAACGGGCAGCTTGGCCTTAATATCTCGTATCTTATAAACCGTTCCTCCCCCGTTCAAATAGGCGCACTTACTACGTGGGCACAGGTTTCAGGAGGGTTTGTTGAAAACGGCGCTATCAAAACTGACGGCACGATGTGGAGCTGGGGAAGTTCCCAGTTTGGCCAATTAGGCCACAACGACACAGTAGACCGCTCCTCTCCAGTACAAGTAGGCGCGCTTACTACTTGGTCTCAAGTTTCAACATCGGGCAGCCACATGGCCGCAATTAAAACCGACGGAACCCTTTGGACTTGGGGAAACAACGGAGCGGGACAGCTAGGACAAAATTTGCCAACAATAACCGACCGTTCCTCTCCCGTTCAAGTAGGCGCTTTGACTACATGGTACCAAGTAAGCGCAGGCAATGCTTCCACCG